CTCGGAAACCTTCTTTTCCTCTTCATAATCACTCAACTCATCTGGGATTGGTGTTTGAGTGTGAACACGAATTGGATCTGCTTTCACAGATAGCTCAAATTCTCTACGCATTTCAGCAATAGACAAGAGCAGTTTATCCTGCTCCTCCTTTAACGAATTTATAACGTCTTGTAATTGACGAATATCAAATGATGGTGGAATACCAACATTACCAATAGCATTGTTACCCATTGGAACCGAGGCATTGCCACCAATACCTAGATTACCAAGCATTCCGCTCATAGTACGCCCCTGTTGATATCTGCGAATGTTATTAGTAGCATTATCAAGTGCCATGAGTGCCTCAAGTGAGGTCTTAACCGGTTCACCAGCACTAGCCAAAGCTGCCGACAAACTATCAATTGTCTCACCTCCATTTCTGAGATCTGGCTCACCATCAGTTTCACCAGCTGCATCGGAACCACCAAGTGTTTCAATATGTCCAATAACTGTGACCTCCACTTGGAAATTGTTTGCTGACCAACCAGTACCAAGGACGATAAACTGTGCATTAAGTACATTAGCACCTGTTTGCACGCTGAGTACTGGTGTAGTAGTGAACTCGAAATCAGAATTATCACAAGGACGATACTGGATTTCACCACCTATAGCTCCACTTGCTGATTGCGAGCATGGTCTATAAGCTGCTAATGTGACAAGCTGATTGATGGACGCTGCCTCAATATTAGCACGAGATTCTTTTGGTAAATACATAAGACCAAGTGTACCATTAAGACCAACAGCTGCGGTGCGTACTTTCACACGCAAAGCCCAATTAATAATCCGACCAGTTTGTGCTGTTGCAACAATAGTGCTAGCATTAGCCATACTGAATGATAGTGGAGATAATGTGCTCAACGCATTACCAGCTGTTGCATTGGTGGCCTCATAAACAATAACAGAATTGGTCACACTTGGATTCACAACAATTGCAAAACCTTGAGTAGAACCAGAACTTATACATGTTGGTTTTTCGAGCCATGTAGTATGTTTGGCTGTTGGTACGAATGTGCCGAATCCAAGCTTAGGAGCCGGTGCAAAGAATGGATCACAGAGAGCTCGCAAATAGTCAGACTTCTGGGGAGCTCGAGTAAATCGATAACCACCATAATCTGATGCAAGAGCACCTCGCGATTTAAAACCGATGCCTTTACGCTTATAGCGTCTGTACTTAAGCTTGACCTGCTTGGATTTACCATGTTTCCTGGCAGCTTTACGAGCTGCTTTGATGACTGCATTCTTAACAGTTTTACGACCTGACATTTTATATGAGTTATCAGTGACTCTAGCTTGATGTTCAATTAAGTGACTTCTGTCTGAAATTGAATTTTTTAAGAGGTGCTGATGTGCACTTATGTCGACTACCTCTCGGAAATTCTCCATATACGCTACAACGATGTCACCGTCCTTAGATTCATGACCAGTATATAATTGTTCCATCCAGCCTTGTGGTTTCCATAATGATCGTATGTCTTTCATTTCAATAAACGTGCCGGGACGAATCTCAACACGGCCAACCAAATGATCACGATAATCGTTGTTCAAATAATTAATATATTCATCAATAATTTCACAGACTTTATGGTTATAATACGAATCCATGCGAAGAGCGCATGCTCTCAAGAAATGCCATCGAACATCATCTTTCTCTGATCCATAAGCAAGTGATCCAAGAACCTTAGCAGTATCTGGAACTGGAACCCAGTGTGACAACTTTGGCTCCCATTGAAATGTATTACTAAGAAAAGACAACTCATGAACTGGTCGTGGTGTCATACACGGGGAACGCGTGACAACACCAATTTCAGTCCAGATGTGAGAAATATTCTCTGGGATAAAGAATACTGCTGCCTCATCACTACATGTATAAGCAACATCGTCACCATATAAGGCAGCTTCAACATGATCCATGAAACTACCATAATTGCGTAAATGTGATGGTGCAAGCTTCAACCATGCATACGCCAATAGTCTGAATAATGTCAACGTATTATCAGAAACAGTGTTGCCAGAACCAGACGGATTACCTGTGTGCTTTTGCACTAACTCACCATTCTCCATAACCATAACAGAATGAATAATAGCGTGATACACCTTATCCATGCGAATGCGATTAGCAGGTGTTTTATCAGCTGCGCGAAGAAAATTCCATCGCAAATCACGACACCCGTACAATGCAAGTGCAAACAGTGATGCATCAAAAGCAGTTTCATCTAATTCAAAGCCATTACGATGCTTATTAAGACGATTATGCAGCATATTCCATCCACCACTAAATTTACTCATTCCAACACATGACCAAGTATCGTTATGACTACGATAGAATTTCTCATTCTGATCCAAACAAAGACGATTGGACGCACAAGTGAGTTCAATTGGTGATGCTGTAAAGGTACGATGATTATGATTCAATACCTTTTCCATTGGGCGAAGTTCACGTTTCTGACTGACTGTCCATATGGGTATCATCTGATCTTCAGGCAATACCATTTGATCCCAATAAATGCCAATTGCACTCGATGCTAGTGGATCAGCTAGCATTTGTTTCTTATTGAAGTATTGAAGACTCCAAGGATATCCGCATGATGTATCCTTGTCTAATTGTTGAATTACTTCTGCTTCAGTCATCACAACTGAACCTGCCATATATGGACTAAAATGTTGTTCCGTCCATTCGCCAGCAATACGCCATGCTTCCTCATCGAGCTCTGGCTGGCCTCTATCATATTTTGCGGTTGATTTATATCCCGCATCAAGTGTTGGTTCTACTTGGCGGTATTCTTGTGGGAATTCCGTGTTAATAATATTACAGAAGTCCTTAAATGATGTGTTCAATATTTCCTTGCTCTTCATTGATGCCACTCTATTAACACGTCCAACTTCTTCAATGTTGCCGTGTATAAAATGTTTGGAAGATAAGGAGCCCCCTCTCTTCCCAGAATAGAAAAATACGTCACGATTTATAAATTGTTGATAAAATTGATTCCAAGTCGTGAATTCCGGGAGAGGGCTGCTTAAAAAGACTCAGCGGCTCCTGTTGCTTTGTTACAAAGTTGTGTTGTGACTGGTATAAACACATTCTCATTGCCACATCGAGCGTTATGCCATCCTACCAACTTACCATTGGCATTGACAACTGGAAAAGCACAATTGCCACTCACAGAATCGTATGTGACAAACGCTTGCTCATGTCCTGGTGTGAGAATCATATTCTTCACAATACCAGTAGAGGTTGTAATTTTACGAGCAACGAAATCAGCAAAGGATTTATACACAATAAGCATTACACGTTCACCAGTTGTGCATTTAGCCGTTGACATATTAGTATGTTGTGTAGAAAATTTCTGCTTATTAAGCATGAACATAAGTGAATCATTGCCAACATTTACCGCGTCCTTCATCTTATAAGTTACTGTCTCAGAACCATGTATAGAGGTAGGAAGATGGAAAATAACTTCACAATTGTCATTAGACGCATACTTAAAAATGTGTTCACTAACATAAACACGATCCCACTGAATTGAACAT